TGTCCCGTTTATGGCGTTTGAAGAATTAGAGGTTAGAACTAAAGATATTATTTTTCTTGACTACAACCCAACAAACGAGTTCTGGTTATTTACAGAGGTAATCCCAAAGCGTAATGATTGGGAACAGATTATTCTTACCTATAAAGACAATGAAGCCCTAAGTAAAGATATAGTCGCTTCAATAGAACAAAGGCGTAATCGTAAAGATTGGTGGCAAGTATATGGGTTAGGACAACTTGGAGTGATTGAAGGTAGAATTTATAAGAACTGGGTAATTATAGACGAAGTTCCCCACGAAGCAAGGCTTGAACGATATGGAATGGATTTTGGATATTCAAACGACCCAACGGCAATCGTAGCAATTTATTATTACAACGGGGGATATATTTTAGACGAGATTACTTTCTTAAAAGGACTTTCTAATAAACAAATAGCCGACATATTAAAAGAACACGATTCATCGTTAGTTATAGCCGATAGTGCCGAACCTAAGAGTATTGACGAAATAGCAAGTTATGGAATATCAATTTCGGGGGCAGAGAAAGGAAAAGATAGTGTTAATAATGGAATAGCATTAGTCCAGGCACAAAGAATATCTATAACAAAACGAAGTATAAATATAATAAAAGAATTTAGAAATTATCTCTGGCAAACTGATAAAAATGAAAAAGTAATCAACGAGCCAGAGAAAGGATTTGACCACACTATGGACGCAATAAGATATGGGCTTACATCGTTGATTAAAGCAAATACAGGCGATATGGAACAAGAAAAAGCAGACAGATTACTTTCAAGACTTAGAAATAATAAAGCTCAAACAAGATGAATCTTAAACATCTTTACGACCCAGAGGAATACACATTAATTAAAAGTATTTATTTTGACAAAGACCTACCTCCTAATGAAAAGATAGACGAAATTGAACGTCTTGAGAGGTTAGAGGCAAAACAACGTAATAAAAATAAAAGTAGTAGATAATATGAAAATATCAACCGAGCTTGAAAATATACAATCCAAATATAATGGAACTATTGATTTAGTTTCAGGATTGCCATTTTCTCAAAAGAACCAAATTAGAACAATAGAATTTTATTCTAATAGCAAATATCTAAATGGAATGAAAGACGAACTTAATAGAGACAAACCTTTCTTCCAAATACTTAACGCTATATGTGATGTAGAAAATACAGCTAAAGATTTAGACACCAAAGACATAAATATAACTTCCGATGACGGCAATCATTATGTAGAATCATTTTTACTTGGAAAAGATATTCAAGTTTGGATGAAAGAAGTTAATTTTGCCAAGACCCTTAATGATATGAGAGATACCCATACTCGTTATGGCTCTCTATTAGTTAAAAAGGTAGTTAAAAAAATAGACGGAGAAAAGAAATTAAATATTGAACTTCCTGAATGGAAGAATACTACAACCGACCAAGTAAATATAATTAGTGGGGCAATAATAGAAACTCATTGGATGACACCCGTAGAGATTTCCAAGATGACCGAGTGGAAGAACGTCAAAGACATTTTAGATAAGATTAAAGATTCTACAAAAAGGATTCCAGTTTATGAAATAAGGGGAGAGTTTAGCAAGGCAGTGTATTTAGATTGTGATAAAAAGAAATACACCGACAAAGATGAAAAAGAGTTTAGTTATCAACTTTACTATATCGCAGGACTTCCAACCGAAGCAGGCAAAGAAGCAACCGATGTGTTTATTCCACTTTATTGGGAAAACGACACTGAGAGAGTTTATAAATACTTGGCAAGAAAACCTAAAGCAGGTAGGGCATTTGGAGTAGGAGTGTTTGAAGAGGGCGAAGAAGCACAAGTATGGACTAATGACGCAGTATTGAAACAATATAGAGCAATGGAATACACAACTAAGGTAATCGGACAATCCGCTTCTAAGAAACTTAAAGGTAGAAACCTTCTAACTGAAACAGATGATGGTTCTATATTAGAACACGAAGACAATAAACCAATTACAGCTTTAACGCTTTTACCAGCTGGCGGATTACAACAATATAATAATTTAATAGTTCAATGGTATGACCAACTTGAAAAAACAACCTCAGCCTATTCTGCTCAAAGAGGTGAAACACCTCCTTCAGGAACTCCGTTTAGGCTTCAAGCTACGGTATTACAACAATCTTCCAGCGTTTTTAAAACTCTCCAGCAAGAGTTTGGGATATTTATTACGGAGATTTTTGAAGATTGGATAATGCCTCATTTAGCAAGCAAATTAAATAGAGAACATATTTTAGCTTACGAGTTTTCACCTGAAGAACTTAAAGAAATAGATAATAAGTTTTCAGCCAAGAACGCAAACGACAAAGCGATAGAAATGATTTTATCTGACAAAATTGTAAGTCAAGAAGATTATGATGGTTGGTTACAGGTAGCAGATGAGTTTATTAAAACTACAAAAGGGCAAAGATTTATTCAAATACCTAAAAACTTCTATAAGAACTTAAAAGCCAAAGTAACTGTTAATATAACTGGTGAACAAAGAAATAAAGCGGCAACCCTTGAAAGTTTAAACAACCTTTTAATTACCTTATTAAATCCAGCAATGGCTAATAATCCTTTAGCTGAATTAATCATAGGTAAGATAGCAGAATTATCGGGTGCAGGATTAAGTCCAGTTCAAATATCCTCAGCTATAAATGAAAGCAATAAAATAAGGTCAGAACAAATGGCACAAGAACAACCTCAACAACCACAATCCACTCCACAACCTAAAAAATTATCATTAACAGCCTCTGGGGCAAAATAATGAAAAGTCTTCAAGAATTTTATCGTGATACTGACACAAAAGATAATGTTAAAAACTATTTGATAGAGTTTTTGGAATCGGAAGCGGTAAAGAAAGTATTTGATAAAAGTAGTTTTGAGGAAATAAGTGCGATAGGCAGTGCAAAGGAAATAATTGAGAAAGCATTTGATAATTTAGAAAATCTCTTTCCATCAAAGGTCAAAGCGAAAGAACAAATTAACCAATCTCGTTAATATGCCAGCATCATTTAATAGTTGTATAAAAAATGGCGGTAGGGTAAGAACAAAAAATCTTGGAAACAATAAATATATCCACATCTGTTTTCTAAATGGAAAATCATACCCAGGGGAAGTTAAAACTAAAAAGGATACTACAAAAAAGGTAGAAAAATATCACAAAACAAGAGGTAAATAATTAAATAAAAAAAACTATGGTAGATGAAAATACACCAGATGTTGAAACTGTACCAGAAGAATCAATACCTGACACAACCACAGATATTCCAACAGAGGAATAGTTACTACTTATTGCTTATCAGAAATGGTAAGCAAAATAGTGGCAATTAAGCCACATCTACTATTAACAGGTGCAGGCAAACACCTTAAAATTGCCTAATAAAGTTATGGCAGAAGAAAAAGGCACTCCCGCCTCAGAGGAGAAGGATATCATCACCTTGGTTGATGAAAAAATCAGTTCTGATGCTGATTTTCAGGAAACTTTAACTGAACTTTCTCAAGAGGAAGCAGATGTTAAAATTACCGAAAAGAAAGCAGAGTTAATCAGGTTAGAGTATTCAACTATTGCCGAAAAGGCAAAAAAAGATGCTGAACTTGCTAATAACTACAAAATCAGAGCCGAGAAAGCGGAAAAAGAGGCTAAAAATCCTCCTAAACCGCAAGAAAAAACTAACGACTCACAACTTTCAGATGAACTTAAACTGATTGCCAAAGGATTGTCAGATGAAGCGATTGAGAAGGCTAAAGTAATTGCCAAAGGGAAAGATATTTCTTTAACAGAGGCAGTGAAAGACCCTGATTTCATAGTAATCCAAAAAGATTTGGACGAAAAAGAAAAAAAGGAAAAAGCTAAACTCGGTGCTTCAAAAGGCTCTGGAGAATCAGAAGAAGAAGCAGATGTTAAATCTGGTATGACCCGTGAAGAACACGAAAAAGTTTTTAAGAAAGTTTTGAGTAGATAAATGGCATTTCCGACATATACGGAAAGTTTAACGACTCTTGCTTCATTTATTCCAGAAGTCTGGGGGGAAAGAATTAACGACTTTTATCAATCAAAATTGGTAATCGCAGGATTCTTCACTGACAGAAGTTCAGAATTGGCTAATGGGGGTGATACACTTTATACACCAAATATGACAGAGTTTGCGGCTAATGAGAAATCAAATGCAACAGCCGTTAATAGAGTAGCGGCATTCTTCAATCAATTATGCTTTGTATAAGTTGTAATCAAATTATTAAAGGGAAAATAAGAGAAAAGACAAAATATTGTTCTTTAAAGTGTGCGGCAATCCATAGGGGAAAACGAAAAAGGGGAGAAAATCATTGGAATTGGAAAGGAGGAAAAGACTCAAGATATCTTAAAAAGATAGCTCCAAGACCAAGACCAGAAATATGTGAAGTATGCGGAGAAAACGGGAAAAAAAGAAATGGAATTACTCTTGACCATAATCACGAAACAGGGAAATTTAGAGGTTGGTTATGTTCAAACTGTAATACCGCATTAGGATTGCTAAACGAAGACCCAAAAAGATTTGATTTATTAAAAAAATACTTGATTGAAAATGAAAAACGGGAAGAATTGCTGGAAAGCCCATAATGGGTCAATCAGCAGCCGAGCTTCGGGGAAGTCCGAAGAAGGTTCAGAGACTAGGGACACTAAGGTGAGCCCACAGCATCCCGCACCGAAAGGTGATGATATAGTCCGACACTCCCAGTAATGGGAGATTAACAAAAAGTACTCTTAATTATCCTAC